AAGCAACAAGAGATTACATTCCAAAGCGTTGAACAAGCATTTCAGTGGACAAAAGGATTATATACTAATAACTATCAAATAGATCCTTCTATACCAACAGAAGAAACTCAAAAACTGATTGCTGCAGATAATGCTAAAGATGAAAAAATTCAAAATGAGATCCTTGCAACAACAGATGGTGCGAAGTTAAGAAAGCTGGGTAAATCATTTCCAAATCTTGAAACAGGTATTTGGGATGATAATGCTGAAGCTTTGATGAAGGATCTGCTAATTGCATCTTTTAGTCAAAATCCACAGGCTCTTGCAAGCTTGCAAGCTACAGGTAATCTTACTTTAACTCATACACAGGATAAAAGCAAATGGGGTAAAGCATTTCCTAAACTTCTAATGGAAGTAAGAAACGAGCTAAAGGTTTCTGAAGAAGCACCTTCTGCTGTAAATGTTGTAGAAATAAAGGATCCTCTAGATACTACAGAACCACCGCCTAGTACAGTAGAAAAGAAGAGACGTAGAACATCTCGTAAAGCAGACGCTAGTGCTAATAAGACTAAGAAAGATAATCCATCAGATCCTTTCCTTGGTAGACCTACAGATGAAGAGAGCGATGACGTATGGAATACACGTGTCATTCAACTTAGTGGTGGTAAGATAACTCAAGAAGATATTGACACTGCTAAAGCATGGTATGAAAAACATCCTTTAAGCAAGCACTTCTCATTTAGGGAAGCTTTTGATATGGTTAACCAGCAAGATTCAAGTTCTATTGCTACTTGGTCTATGAATGGTATTGTACTATACAAAGGATCAAACTACACACAGCTTTACCACGAAGCATTCCATGGCTTTACTCAGGCTTTTATGACACCTGAACAAAGAGAAGCGCTTTATTCTGAAGTACGTAAAATGACAGGTACCTTCAAAGATTATGAAGGTAAGATGACTCCATTTAAGTACGCTACTGATAAGCAGGTAGAAGAGTACTTAGCAGAAGAGTTCAGACAGTACATGCTATCTCAAGGTAAGATGGCTATTAAATCTGCTCCTGCTAGAAAGTCATTCTTCAAGAAACTCCTTGATGTATTAGAAATACTGTTTGGTAATCTTACTATTGCTGATGTAATGGCAGATGGTAATGCTAACAGCGAAATCAAAAAAGTATTTGATGCTCTTCGTAAAGGAGACATGACAGATTACAACTTCCAAAAACCTGATGCACGTTTTAATAACACACTAAACAGTACAGGCATACAGGCATTGGATGAAGAAGCTACATTCTCTAATCTATCTAAGAAAGATACTAAACTATTATTAGATTCAATAGATGGTTGGATTGCTCAATCTATAAATGCAGCTAATACAGATTTGCAAACAGAAGAAGCGCTAGAAAAGTATCTTAAACTTCAAGTAGATCTAATGATGAATCGCGTTTCACCTGCAGAGATGGAACGTAGAAAATTAGAAGAGGCAAAAAATCTTACTTATAGTCAAAGTGCAAATTACCTAAGATCTAAAGCTGGTAAAACCCAAGCGTACAGACGTGTTGAACATTTGTTATCTCGACTGCAGTTAGAACTGGATTCTGAATATAGAAGATTAAGAGCTGAAGGAGTTGATAATAATAAGTTACAAGATGTACGCGAAAAGTTAGGTCTTGTAATGTTTGCACGTGAAAACTTTGGTGATCTTAATAACATCGAAAATAATGTACCTGATAAAGATGGTGTAATCAGAGGTGTAATTGCATTTCATTTAGCTAAGTCAAAAGATTTTGGCAGCAAAGCTCTTGAACTTCTAGATGAAAAAGAAACTCCTGATGAAGAGAAAGCTACAAGATCTGAATATGCGGATAGAAGCGGTGCTGAAATATCTCAAAAAGAAATAGCTAAAGCAGAAGTTAATTATCTGTTTAAGACCATTATTAAGATGGATCCTGAAACAATGATGCCTGTTGTCAATGAATTAGGTGCTCCTGTACTAATGGATTCAGAAGAAGTATGGGGTAAAGTATCACTTATACTTGAGAATGAGCTCGATGTAATTAACATGTATAACAAGCTTGTTAAGTTTGCTCAACAGCCTAATCAAAATGAAATGACTATGGCTGTTACTCAACTTATTAATAAGCTGGGTCCTAGAGGATTAGACGTTGGAGAGTTCAAACATTTGAATAGCAGAGCTGTAGAAAATCTATGGACCAACTTTAGAAATGTCTTCAGTATGAGACGGGTTCCTCTAGTTGCTATGAACATAGAAGTTAAAGAGGGCAGAGTAAAATCAACAATTGGTCGTGGTATCAACCCATATGCTGCTGTAGGTAAATCGTGGAACAGTAATTTTGCATGGGATAAAGATAATGAGTTTGCTGAGGATGATGTAGAAACAGGTATTACTGTACTTAATGTAAATAAATTACTTAAGAAATATCCTGATCTTGACTCTCTTAAAACTAAAGGTAAATACGACATTAAAAAAGTATTTGCATTCTTAAATGCTATAGGTATTAAGATGTCAGATACTGAAGAGGTTAGATATGCATTGGAATTTGGTAGCCCTGAACTAGGTATAGCTGCTGGTAAAGATGGATTTAGATGGGTAGAAACACTTCTTATAAAAAATAAAGATCGTATTCTTAAAGATAAGCTTAATAAGAATAAGCTGGATCCTTGGAATACAAAAGGAATGTCGTTATTAGAGATTATTGCTAAGAATGGTATTATTATTACTAAACCACAAGACATATTTGAGGCAACAAAAATGAAATTGCTTGCAGGAATTACACTTGTAGATGGTGTAGGGCAAGATGCATATATTTCTGGTTTAGAAGGTGAAGGAAAAAACTGGTTGGAATTACAATCAATAGAAGGTCAATATGGTGCAGGTCTTCCTAGCTTCATGGTAACTACTGCTGATGGTAATACTAAGTTTGAGCATTCACTAAATAGTAGTATGTCTATTATGGTCTCATCTGTAAACTCTGTTGAAGACACAATGGAGCCAGATGAGGAGGGCAATATGCAAAGAGTATCTGCTTATGAGAATCTTACTCGCATGCCTCATATGGCAAAATTTGATATTGAAAAGAATCCTAATGCTAAGAGATATGTTTGGTTGACAAACATGTTTAATATAGTAGACAGTGATGGTAATCTAATACCTAAAGATGACAAAGATTATGGGTCTCGTAAAACTGCTACAGGAGGTAGAATAGTTAAGCTAGAATTATTTGATGTTAGTGGAGCAAGAGAAGCAAATAAGGAAGGTGTATCTTCAGCTGCTGCTGACCCATATACTAAGTTTATATTAGATTTACACCTAGCTGTACAGAAAGGACTACCTGAATTAATGCGTCACTCAGATAAGAGCACGTCTTATTCAGTGATTCTTAATTACATTACTTCTCCTGATGCATTATCTACTGGTGACGTTACTCAAGGTCAATACGTACCTAACTGGAGATTTGCTGGTAGTAGAGATGATTACCACATGCGGGCATTTAATCATTATATCTTACCTAATTTAGTATCTGAGCATAATCGCGTAAGAAGATTTATGCAAAAGAAAAAAGATATTGATCAAATACTTAAGCAAATTGCAAAAGAGAAAAAGGAGGGAATGCAAATAACCCCTACTCCTGTATTTGATTTTAATTATTTAGCTCAAGGTCAAAAGTTCCTAACGTTTGAGGGTATATTAGATGCATCTACCAAAGAGAAGTTATCTAAAGTAGAAGGAGATCTTGATGTATACTTTGCAAATACTGCAGATGAGAAAGCACAAAAGCTAAAACAAGAAGTAATAGATCAGACAAAAAATTATTTTGAAGGTCAATACAAAGAAGTAAAAGCGGAGTACGATAAGTTTGGATTTGTTGCTGATAATTTATTAGATAATTTAGCAGTTCAAATTGATGATAAAACAGATGAAGGGTACATAGATCCCAAAACTGATAAATCACGTTTAGAAAACATTCTCCTTAATTCATGGGTATATAACTCATGGATTCATAATGTTGAGTCAATGAACTTCTTATATGGAGATATTGCTCAGTATAACCACATGAAAGAAGAGTTCCATAAACGTAATGCAGGTATTGCATCTACAGGTACAGGATATCGTACAGATGAAGATTGGCTACGTTTTGTAAATGATTCTGAAAGAGGATTAGGTAGAAAGTTTGAAGAGCAACTTACAGGATTACCAATGCGTGCTTATGATGGCACCATGAATACTGCTGTTATGAGAGATAAAATTACACGTAGTGTATATCTTGAAGAAATGGGGTATAATCTGTATAAGCAAATGGTTGATGATGCAATAGCTGCAAATAGAACAGCTACTGTTAAACGTAGTGTAAAACAAATAGAAACTGATGTTAAAACTAAACTATTTGGTGCTGTAAATGCAGGTATAGATATAACTTCTATTGATAGCATAAAAGGTATTGAGCCTACTGGAAAAAGCATCATGGGTAAGTATGCTGAAATGACTGAAGCAGATGCTCAAGGATGGATTAGTTTTGATGCGTATCGAATTCTTATGGATTCTCAAGGTGAATGGACACCTGCGCAAGAGAAGATCTATTTAGCTTTGTTACGTGGAGAAAATATACCTGCAGAGAAAATTGGTACTTTCTTCCCACCAATTAAGGCGCAGTACTGGGGAGCTTTAGCAAACAGTGCTGATAATCCACTTACAAGTGATGTTACTATAGAAGCATTTCATAAATTTCAGCTTACTCCTATTATACCTTCTGTAGCTAATTTAAGTCCTAAACTTAAGACTCTTCATGAAAAAATGATGCGTGAAGGTATTGACTATGTATTGTTTGAATCAGGGTCTAAAATTGGTACTCTTACAACTGTTCAGTTTGATGATGCAGGCAAACCTATACGTATGACCAAAGATGGTAAGATTGTAAGATCTACTGATGCAGAATACGTTGGTGTTGAAGGACAAAAGAAATATGACAAGCTTGATATTGCATCTCTTAAAGACAATGTATATACTCAGGATAGAGATATAAATGATGATGCACCATTTACAGTTAACAAAATTCATGTAGAATATCTTAAGAATCAGCTTAAGATTGAGCCTAAGTGGAAAGGTAAAGTAACTATTCCTACTCAGATCCGTAAACTTATAGAGGTAGACTTGATGGAGAATGGTATTCCTACTGACTTTTTAGTAGAAGAACCTCTTGAAACACGTATAGAGAAGTGGATGGCTCTTTCATTTGAAGAGCAGTTAGAAGCAGGCGAATACAAAAATTTTAAAGCTCTTATTGAATATGAACAAGCTGTTGCTAACCTAACTCAAGTTAAGAAAGCACAATTACTTAAGAGAGCTAAACTTAAAATTAACAGTGATGGTGAGCTTGTAGGTGACATGTCTAATCTAGTTAAGTATGTTAAGACTCAGCTTAGCAATCAAGAGTTAGCAGATCACGAATTAGATTTTATTAATACTGACTTTGAAGGTAGGCTAAAGCATGACTTATCTTTCTCATTAGCTGCTGACAAAATTGAAAGACTACTTAACGCTCTTGTTGTTAAATCTCTAATACGTCAAAAAACAAAAGGAGAAGCTCTTATTCAAGTATCTGGCGCTATGCTTGAGCCTGCAACAGAAGAATTAATTGCTCAATATGGAGGTACAAATGGACTTACATATTATAGAATTAATCCTAATACAGGTAGAGTAGATGCAATGAAAGTTAAAATCTCTATGCAAGGTGATTTTGAAAAACTTTTATATCTACCTGATGTAGCAGTATTCCGCGATGCAACAGATGACCAAGGTAATCTGCTTGCTCGTAAAAATAAACCTGTAAAAGAACTAGATTATAATGCATCACTTGCTAATCTTAACAGATTGATTAAGGATGACAACTGGCTAAATCAAGGAAACAATAGAAAGATGATTACTATGCATGGTGATCGTATTCCTATTCAGGGACTTAACTCAGATGAATTTGCTGAGGTATTTGAATTCCTCCCTAAAGAAGCAGGTAACATAGTTATCTTACCTGCTGAAATAGTAGCTAAATCTGGAGGTGACTATGATATTGATAAGATTACATGGATGATGCCTAACATCTCACTTAATATGACAGTGGATGCAAATGGTAATTCAGTATATGAGGTAGATCTTTATAAAGCATTTAGTACAGATCAGTATAAGAAGAAGTATCAAGAATACAAAAGAAAGAAAGCTGAAGAGTTTATAGTTAAAGATTTTGAACCAGGTATTGATAGAACAATGGCAATCTTTAAATACTATAAGTTATTTGGTGGTGCTGAGGTTGTAAATGGACAAATCATAGATTTTCTACAAGAAGAAGGTGACGTACTTAGCTTTGATGAGTTTGTACTTGCTGATCAGGAGAAGGTAGCTCAGAATGATATGCTATTTGCGCTAAATAATTTATCAAGCAGAGTTCAGAATTATTCTAACCTAATACGTCCTAACGGTACAGATATCTTAGATCCTATAGTAGATGATCTTAAGACTACTTATCGTAATTATAATCCACGTATATCTACTAATGATGAAGATGCTCCTGCTAGAGGTATTCAGGCTAATCGTATATTTGAAATTACTTACAACCTACATAAGCAGATGACCAATAATCTCGGTAAGAAAGCTTTAGGTATTGGTGCAGTAGATAATACTTATAATGAGCTTTTTAACAGGATTGGATTATATCTAACTCCAAATAACAAAGAAATCAATGGTGATTACGAGTCTGAAGAGATGGAAGAAATCATCAATCTAGCTCGTGAGTTCTATAAGCAAGAGAAGATTAAGAAAGATAAACTTATTGATGGTAAGGATACACGTACTGATGAAGAGAAAGAAGCATATAGACAAGCGGATCGAGCATATAAAAAAGATATGCGTAAAGTATTTATGTCTTATGAAAGACAAACATTGTACTTACCACATAATACTTTAGGTGTTAAAGGATATAAAGATAGAGCTATCTCCTTCTCTCATAGATATGATGCATTAGGCCAGAATAAGATTGGTGATGTCATCTCTCAGCTTATGAATGGTTGGGTGGATATTGCTAAGGATCCATGGATTTTCTATCTAAGAGGTAATGATAAGCTAGGACCTATGTTGCTATTCCTTGTACAAGCAGGTGTACCTATTGAATATGCTAGTAACTTCATTAGTCAGCCAATTATTGAAGAGTACATGGAAACAGTAGATCGCTTGCAAAGCGTCATGTCTTCAGCTATGGAAGAAGAAAATCCTGAAAAAGAAAAGATTACTCGTGACAAAGCTATTCTTGCAGCTAAAGAAATGATACTTGAAAAATTAGGCATTTCAGTTGAAGGTGAGACTAGTGAAAACAGAGTAAAAAATCTTAAAGAAGTTATTAAGCGTGAGACACTTTTAACAGCTCCAAAAGATGGTCAGTTTAAATTAGATGAACTTACTGGTCAACTAGAGTATGTATTTACTAAGTATCCTAAAGTTGATAAAAAGGGTAGACCAAAGTCTATCGAAGAGCGTAATATTAATTATAACGATCCTACTATTTCTGATTTTCAAAAAGCTATCTTCTTGCATTTCATTGAAATGACAGATATGGAAAGAGCTGTTAAGGATATCAAGCTTAGAACAAATGTAGATACTGGTAAGTCGGGATCTTTGTTTGAAGCTCAGGATAAGATTGTAAAGCTTATGGAGCTCAAGCGTAACAGAATGGATGATGTCAAAGGATCTCAAACGAGATACTGGAGACTACCATCTGATGTTATTGATCGTCTAATACCTACAATAAAAGATAAAGATGGTAATGATACTGGAATCTTAGATGAGACTAAGATATCTTCGCCTATTGCAAGCTTCTACCAGCAACCATTTCAAATAGCTGTATGGAAGGATCTATTTGGATTCCGTAATAACCCTGTTATAAATAAATTTATGATTGATTTATCCTTTAGTAGAAAGGATAAGGCAAAGAACAAAACATACTTTACTGACGACATTGAGTTGATGACAGAGTTTAAAAATGCTTTGTTGCCTATATTGTTCCAGAACTCATTCCTAACATTTGATGTATCTGATTTAGAGAATCCCAAAGAGCCTATCTATTATAGAGGTAGTGAAGTTAAGACTGCATTACAAAAAGTTGCAGCTCTTCCTAAGTATGGAGCAGCATATGTAGATGGTATAATGTACTATGACTATGCTACACTTTGGGAACAGTTCCAATCTAAAGCTTATACAAAACCATCTGATGAGTTAGGTATTCCAGCTGTTGGTGAGATAAGTACTTTTACAAGTTTTGGAGAATACGTTAAGTTTGTCTTTGAGCGTGAATATTTGCGTGGTCAGTTTGCTCAAGATACATTTGCAAAAATGGAAGCTTTGCGTAAATCAGATGAGGATTTTAATCTTATTTGGAAAGCATCAGCAAGAGTTATCCTTAAGAATAAATATCTTGACGAAGGTGAAGTAATGCTTAGAACAGAAGCTAAAAAAGCATATCAACGAGATAGATTAAAATATGCTTTTGAAATTTACATAAGAAATAAAGCACTCAAGAATGTTTATAACATGCATGCTATCTTCAACGGAGAAACAGCTTTTGCATATGACATTGTAAAGCATAAGGTAAATCCAAAGTATGGTCAACAACTTACAGATAAGTTTCCAGTCCTTAAAAATCTTATACCTGACAGTGAAACAACTAAGGGTACGGATACTGAACGTGTTAACCTTGCATTCATCGACGCTCCTAAAGATAAAGAAACAATAGATTCATATTACTTTCAGTTACAATCTTTAGCTAATGAAGTTGAACTTGCTAAAATTATTCCTGGCATAATTAAAGAAAATATGCCAAAATTAACTGAAGAAGAACTTAATGAAGAAGTAAGAAAGAGTATACATGAAATTGCATCAACATTCAAAAAGCTTCCTATTGTAGCATTTCTACAATCAGGAATGAATTCTACTGGTAGATTCTCACTTACTAGAGTAGTAGATAATTCGATTGTAGAGTCAATACTTTTACCTGAAGTTGATAAGTTCTTGTCTAAAATAAGAAGTGAGCAGACAGATGGTAAAAACGCTACTCTTAATGCTATGTTTGATGCGTTTGAACAAGCTAATAAGAGGTATGATACTCGTGGTAAGAATTATGTGATGCCTACTGATAGATCAAATAGACCTACAAGTTTACTGGAGCAGCGTATGTTTATTGAACAAACAGGAACAGAAAAAACATTTGATCCTGCGTTCATTAATCCTAAAGGTGAAATTGTTAAACCATACTTAAGAATAGGAGATAATGTTTCATTTACAAGAACATTAGGTGAGCGAATTCACTCCTACTCTAATGCTAAAGTGGCAAATATTAGTTGGGATAAAACGCAAATTGTTATTGATGTAGAGGTTACTCTGTCTAATGGAACGAATGCTATACATAAGTTCTTCTATTTACCAACTGGCGAACTTCTAAAATATGTAGATCCTTCAAATAATACCTATCTAAAAAATCTTGATAAAATCATAGACACAGAAGGTACAATGCAAGTTAGAATGGAAATGCTTGCTGAACTGCCTGATTTTGCAACAGGAGAAAGTTCAAAAGCAGGTGATAAGATTATCTACAAGATGGACTACATTCAAAATGGTGAGCCTGTTGTATCTATTGTTGAAGCAGATATAGTAGAGCTAGAAGATCTTGGATACAATTATCAGAATGGTCCTGATGGAACACTTGTATATACTAGCGATGTACCTCTTTATCGTATCAAGTTAACGTATGATAAAACATTTGAAGATGTTACTACAACTAGAACTGTACATAACATTATAGATGCTAATGGTAATATTATTGCAAACATTAATGATAAAGGTCAAGGTTATCCTGTATATTCGGATAACAAGATGTATGTCAATCTAAAATCTGATAGAGTTAAAGGTCAGTATGCAGTTCCTAATGAAGCTACAGCTAAAGAAATGGTTAAGCGTGGTATCATTATGCCAGGTGCTATTGTGGATGTGATTGATGTACCAACAGGTGCTACTCCTGCTACAGGACTTATGAGACGTAGTAAGCTTATGTACTTAGACGCATCAGATATGCAGCTTAAAGATCTTGAGCAAGTATATACAGGTGCTAAGAAAGAAACAGTTGGCTTTAACATAGATGCTACAAATTACTTTACTGTATTTAATGAAGCAATGGAACCAGGAGCTAGTGTAGCAGCTACACGTGCGTCTGCAGTTCCATTACCTAAAGGAAGTGGTGTAGGTAATATAGATCTTAGAGATAGATTTATTTTCCACTCTGGATTTCAAAATAAGGCAGGTATTATATCACGTCTAAAATATGGAGGTGGATCGCTTGTAGAATTTATAACAGATGCTGAAGAAGGTGGTGTTAGACCTGAAGTAAGAAAAGCAATTGATGAAAGTATTGAAAATATAAAAAAGATGCGTGATGAAAAAGGCTTACAGCCTGTATTCAGTAAAGCAGGATATGGTCAATATATGATTGGTGCAAATGACACTACAGGTAAGATGTTTACTGATGAGGCAGGCAATAAAATAGGTGTTGCTGTAGCTCCTGAAACATTTAAGTATCTATCAACAAGATTACTTGAGGAATTTGGCTATATTAATCCTAACTTTGTAAAAGAAGCTGAAGGTGTTGCAGAAGTTATACGTGTTGCTCAACAACCAATAACTGATGAAGAATATCATGACCTAATGAATAAATGTTTTGTGTAATGAGTGTATGTCCTAATATAAACTTAGATGAATGGAAAGCCTTAGAAAAGGCAGTAGGTAGATTTGAAGCGTATAAGGATTACGTAGAGTCTGGTAACAGTATTAGAACACCAGAAGAGGTTAAGGCTAAACTTGAAGCTCAAAAGCTATCAAGGGAAATGGCTCAACCACTACCTCATACAGCAGGTATCATGTCAGGTATTCCTACAGAAATAGCTATGGAATTATTCCATGCATCTGATCGTAGTACTGATAACATGGTAGAACAAATTGTAAGAGACAGTGCCAATACACGAGCTTATGAAATAGCTAGAAAGCTATCTAATGGATTAGATGTTAAGTTTGATATCATTACAGCAGAACGTGCAAAAGAACTTACACAAGGAAGCATTAACCCATGGAGTGGTCAATCTGCTTTTTATTTTAATGGTCAGGTATTCTTTGTAGGAGATTCTATTTCTGTAGGGTCTGTATTCCACGAGTTTGCTCACCCATTTGTTCGTCAGATCATTGTAGATAATCCTGAGTTATTCAATAGGTTGTATGACAATCTAATGAGTACTAACGAAGGTAAGCTTATAGTAGAGGAAGTTAGCAGAACGCATCCTAATCTTAGCATGGATGGGCCAATGTTTAGAGAAGAGGTAGTTGTAAAAGCTTTGGAAAGAGCTTCTATGAAACAAGAAGAATCTCCTGGTTTTGCTAAGTTTATTAGAGATATCTTCTATGCACTTAAAAAATTATTTAGAAATGCATTTGGTCAGGTAGAAGTATCTAAGCTAGATCCTACAACTACGCTTGATGAGTTAGCAATGATGCTGACTAATGAAAACTTTAAGATTGATACTGAACTAGTAACTGAAGAAGATGTAGTTGCATATCTGAAAGAGTATCAAGAAGAAATCAATGACATGAAGAAGGTAGATAAGCAAGAACTTCAGGCATTGATATATGAAGGTTACCAACTAGCATCAGGACAGCTAAGAGAATTACAACAAAATGGTAACTATAAGCAACTAGCTGTCATTCTAAGAGATCAGTATAAGCGTCCTGATATGGAGATTATTATGCAGGATCTTAATAAATATAAGAATCAGATTGATAATATTGTTGACAATGAAATTGCAGCAATGGAACTTCTTGAGTCTCAAGCTAATGCTCTTGTTAATACTATCTACAATGTAGATACTGTTATCAGTAAGATTCAAGCTCATATGGATGACCTTTATAAGAATGGTCTATCACAAGATAATCTACAAAAAATAACTTATTATCGTAAGCTTACTGATCATTGGGGTAAGTACATCAGTCAGATCAAAGATACTTTTAATCAGCCTGACTCTGGTGTACCTGCTAACTCAAAAATCTATCAAGTAATCACTCGTATTGAAACTAACTTAGAAAAGATAGATCGTGTAACTAAGGAAGTATATGCCGATGGTACTAGAGATGTTATCTATGAAGAGTTTGAGATCATAGGTAGAGAAGCAAAAGAAAGATATGAAAAAATTATTTCAGACCTTGAAGAGAAAGGGGCTCCTCAAAAAGTAATTGATAGATGGCATAGAGAATATTATGGTCTAACAAAATCAGATTATGCAGTATATAATCAGCTACGTGAGAAAGTAAGAAAGAAAGAGTATATGACTAATGCTGAGAAGCTACAGTATGCTAACATGCGTATTGAAGCTGCTCAAGGTATTGAGATTACTCCTGAGAAAATTGAAGACTTACTTAAAGGTCAACTAGGTGATGCTAACTGGTTCAATGGCTTCTTTGAAGGATATATGTATAACAATGACCCTATTGTGGGTGGTCTAGCATTATACGTTAAAAATAATATGAACGAAGTCATGGTTAATGCGCAAGCAAAACTTAATGACTTTGCAAATGATCTTAGAGATGCCTTAGAAGATTATGGATATAATCCTCGTAACATAGGTGACTTAGGAAAGAAAGTAGGTTTCCTAGATACTGTGCTTGCAGAAGATAAGAATGGTCAAAAGGTACGTAGAAAAATATGGACACTTCTCAACCCATTCAGAGATTATCGACATGATCTTCAAGTAATGAATAATGAAGTAGATGAAGCTGAGCGAGAATATTCTACAACTAATACAGATGCTTCCTTAACTAGATTAAGAGATGCTGTTGCTAGACGTAAAGAATTTTTACGTAAGTATTTCCATCAGGAATACAGACCTGAGTTCTACGATAGACAAAGTTTATTTGAAAGAGATGAGATTGGTAAAGAAGCAGCATTTAAACGGGAGGCTATTATAGAGAAGATACGTCAAGTATCTGCAACTGCAACTAATGAAAGTGAACAGCTTGAGATAGCAAATCAAATAGATGCACTATGGCGTGAGTATCGTCAGTTACACTCCTTGTATGATCTATATGGCAACAAGAAAACAGGTAAGGACTTGGCTATTGCCCAACGACTAAGGGAGTATAGAGAAAAATCTCGTCAGTTTTATGAATGGAAAGAAAGACCTGGTGTATTTCAACAGATTCTTTCTAACTATGAAGATGAACTAGCTAGTAAGTATGGCGTTGGTTCAGATAAATATAATGCTCTTCGTGAAGAATGGATACGTAAGAATACACGTGTTGTTATTAAGCAATCTTGGTATACTAAACGTCAAGAGATCTTTGCCCGTATCAAGGAGATATTAGATACTCTTCCTAGCACAGTAGCAAAAGAAATAGAAATTGCTCCTTTACAAGAAGCTATTATTGATCTTAAGTCAGGATTTAGAGATGAGGATGGGCAACCTGATCCATCTCTAATGACTAAAGAAGCTATTGATAAGATTAGAGCTTTAGAGCAAGAGATTGATGCCAGAAAAGCAAAATATAGATCTGGCGTATTAGTTGAAGAACAGGCTGAACTTAATGAACTATATAAGATACGTGAAACAAGAGCATTAAGTAAAAAAGAACAGGATAGGTTAAATGAACTATATGCTAAGAAAAGCAAGAATAGATTAGATAATTTTCTTAAGGCTGAGCTTGATGGTTTATATTATGAATTAGAGCAGATGTCTGAAACAGATGCTACAGATTATTATGTTGATGTTGTCAACAATTATCTGCAGCTTATGGATACAGATAAGCTTAATGATTCATTAGGATCACGTGCTATTACAGCACAATCTGCTAATAGATTCTTACTAGATAAAGATGTTATAGATGAACTGAAGCGTCAGAATTCTGATTTTGCAAAATGGTTTGATGCTAACCACATTACCGTAGAAACTGCTACTGGTACAAAATATAAACGAGTATCTGTATGGTCAGTTATAAGACCTACAGATCCTAATGACTATGAGCAAACAGAAATAAAAGATAAGTCAGGTAGAGTTATTGAAAAGATTGCTGGTCTACCAGCTATGAAATTCTATCGTCAGGAAGTAAAAGAAGAGTATAAGACAGCTAAGATTGTAGGTAAGACAGTTGATAACAAAGGTAATTTCTTACCTAAGTCAGCTGAAGATCTTGATCAGTCACAAGATGGATGGGATAAGTATATCAATAAAGAATACTTTGATCTTAAAGAGAAAGATCCTAAATTATTTACAGTTCTTGAAAAACTTACAGAGCATCATTTACGTAATCAGAATGGCCTAGATAATAAGTCAAAGCTGTATCTGGATTTTCCTCGATTTACTAAACCTAAAGGAGCATTCTTAGGATTAGGTCTTGAAACTCTTCAAAGTACTAAGGTTGATGAAGTAGGCAGAGCTAGATGGAATGGTCTGCAGCAGTGGATTAAGCGTATAAGAGAATGGTTCTATGGCTCAACAGATCAGGCAGAGCAAGGATTTAACAATAAGTGGGAGAATAACTTAGTCACAATGGCTAAGCTTGACCTATTTGATGATGAGCAAAGTAACATTCCTATCTCTGGATTATATAACATTGAATATGAAGATGTATCTACAGACATCATTACATCAATGATGAGATACATGTATTCAGCAGAGCGTCAAAAGCAACTTATTAAGATATCTCCTGTTGCTCGTGCTATACAGAAAGTAGTTAATGACCCTAACAATACTGTAGATCTTACAAAGATTAACAAGAAAAATTTCATCCATAGACATATTATTAGCTATCGTAAAAAGAAAGGTACTAGTGTAAGAGCTGATAATGTCAATAACTTTCTTGAGCGTGAGTTTGAAGGTATTAATATGAAAGGTGCCTTTTCTGAATCTGCATTTGTGAATAACTTGTCAAGTGCATTATTTAGTAGAGCATCGTTTCAGTTTTTTGCGCTTAACGTTCCTTCTGCACTTAAAAACCAGTGGTCTGCTAAATATCAGACAATGATTGAATCTACAGCAAATAAGTATTTAAATCCTATTACTGCTGCTAAAGGCGAAGTTTGGGCTACTATGGCCATGGGTGATCTAAGCTTTGGAGGTAACCTTTATACTAAAGGGCCTAAATCATTAACGCAACAGATCATTGAAATCTTTGATCCTTCTCAGGGTAGATTTGAAGAAAAGCTTAGAAATAATACTATGTCTCGTACTTTTACTAAAGATGTTGTTGAAGGTTCTTGGTTATACAGTACACGTAAATGGTTAGAACTTCAAGCTACTCTTCAGCAATTTGGTGGTATGATGCATCATAAGATGATTGAGCGTACAACGGAAGATGGTAAGGTAGAAACGATACCTTACATAGAAGCATTTGAACTTGATGAGAATAAGAAAATCAGATTAAAATCTGGTATTGATCCTAAGTATGGATTCACATATGATGCTGAAGGAAACATAAAGCTAGGCAAAGAGTTCAACCATTTTAAGAATAAAATGCAGCAGGTTATTAACTCACTCAACGGTGCTTATGCAGAGTATGATCAACCAGAAGCACAGAGATATCTACTCTTTAGATTTATGAGTTATTTGCGTAGATACTTTACTACTATGGCTATTAAACGCTGGGGCTTCAAAGGACCTTTGTTGTCGCCACGAGCAAGATTAAATCCTGGCCTAGGTGAGCCTGATATGGGTTACTACATACGTACATTACAAATGCTAAAGCAAACTGTACAGAATGCAGACTTTGCACTTAAATATGCAACAGCTGAAGAGAAGCAAGCAGCTATGCGTGTACTTGCTGAGGTTGTGGGTCTGGCAGTTATAAGTATTGCACTAGCTATGATATTTGGTTGGGATCCTGATGATGATGAAAGATATGATAAGCTTAGAGCTTTGTCAGGACCTCTAGACTTTTTTGGTGTAGAAGGAGATGCTAACAGACCATTCAATACAGTAGGATTTGCTGAGACACATCTTATTAATCTACTAATGCAGGTACGTGCAGAGAACGAACAGTTCTTGCCTTTACCTTCTGCTACTCCTTATGTAGGTGGTGGTTTATATAACTACTTTGACTTGTTAGATCTTAAGTCTATTGCTTTTGGTCCTACTACAGATACATATCGTGAGATCCTTGATGATATGATTCACATCATGAAAGGTGATGACAAAGCATACTATACACGTGATACAGGTCCTTACTTCTTCCAGCAAAAAGGAGGTAGTAAGTTATTAGCTAAGCTGGCTAAACTTGTTGGATTCACTGGATCAACTTTAGATCCTGCAATGGCAATCCAGAAGTTCTACAATGCACAAGCTATGGCAAGAAGATAATCGGCAACATCAGTACATCCTACAGAGCGTATCATCATTCTTGTTAGGAAAAAAAAGGGGGAAACCAGATGGCTACCCCCTAACTTTTTTAAATAAGATTATTTACATAATCAATTGGTACTGTTACTTCTTGACCATCACTTGTTACGATGTTATAGTTCTCACCATCTTCGTACACTTCGATATCAACGTCATAACCAAAGATGTTGTTTACTTCGTTCTTAAGCACAGAAATAATCTTTGGATCCTGTACAACAAGATCATTATCCTCATTGCGCGGAGCCCACATCTCCTTAGCTTCTTCTACTTCAGCAATTTCTTCTTCAGTAAAATCATCTAGGAAACTACTTGGTTCTACGATTGGAGCTTCAAATGTTACACCTAGTGGATCAGTATAGATAACTAAGTCATCTTGAGGCTGTTCCATAGTGAGCAACTCTTCCTCAGCTTCTTCTTCAGTTAGAAGAGGGAATTTAGGAATTTTTTCTTCAGGTACATTTTTCCCTACTTCTTCAATGTCTCCAGTTTTTGTTCCAAATGGATCTTCTGCTAAAGATTCTTGATGAATTATATCTAATACTTCTTCTGGTGATTTAAATTCAAAATCCTTTGCAATAGCACTTGGTGTAGGCAATACAACAGGATCAACTAACGTAAGATAATTTATCTTAAGATAATTATGAATGAAGCCTTGTTGGTGCAACCATAGCTTTGGATGTGAAGATTTGATAACTGTCAGGATGTGACAGTATACAGTCCACAAACTATCAGAGTCAGTAGAGTAAACATAGCTAGGTTTGTTATACTCCTTCTTGATACCACTGAGCTGCTCAATAGAGATCATATCAAAGTTGACATAAAGGTTACCCAAGATCTTGGCTACCTCACCACGACTAACCTTAATCCCTTCCATCTTACGCTTAGTTTCAAGTACAGACAGATAATACTTCTCTGCATTAGCAATCTTATCAGCGATTGTATCTTTTGCTAGAGTGTCTGCATCACCTGTATGTTTACGGATAAATGCGTTGTCCTCCTTCTCAATAACATATGAGTTGTTTTCCCACACATAACCACCTACTGCACACTGAAACTTAGTAGACTTATCATAAGAGTTAGTCCAGTTAAATGACATTGCAAAGTTTGGATCTTCTGATCTCCTAATGATGTAGCTACCTCTAGCAACCTCTAGGTTGTTATTAGCGCGATATTCTTCTGACATGATCTCAAATCCAGCATTCACTAGCTCTCTTTTTACTTCGTCGATAATAAGGCCATGTGAAATTACTGTATAGGTCTCTGTCTTTACTGGTAGAGGAACTGCTTTAAGCTCCTCTACTGTTACTAATTTTGTTGTTTTACTCATGTTAAAATAATTTAAGTTGTGTTTCAAATAAATGTGGAACTATATTCATTTGTTCCCTGCGTATACATTCTAGATAATACTGATCATTAACATCATACTCATCCCATTCTTTATCTTCTTTTTTGTTAAATACTGTTTGATACCATCTGCCTGCTTCAAGCTGTATCTCTCTACCATCAGTCTTGTTGGTCTTGATGACTTTAGAGCCTGTCTTAGAGATATAATACCTTAGTGTCTTTTGTAGCGGTGTCTTGAGAAGTTCACCTTCTACAATGGCATGTTCTATGAACTGCCAGTTACCTTTGATCTTTACACCTGCACAATAGTCAAGAATGTTTCTATTGTTTTTAAGATACACTTCAGGATCTACGTCATTGAGGAAGTAGTGATAGATTGCTTTCCTGACTATTAGGAGACTTTTGTTCTTATGCAGAGGAAGATTTTCAAATTCAAACCTACCCTTACATTTAACTGGCGCATGATAATATTTACCATCTTCAACCTTAATTAAAGCATGTGGATTTTTAAACAACTTAACAAACTCATCTCCTGCAACCTCCTTATAGTGGTTAACAGCGATATAGTTATTTACGTCACCTATAATCATCTTCTGATATTCATCATGTTCTAGCTCTAGATTGGTAAGCTGCTCCCATTCTTTACAGATCTCCAGATACTTGTCTTTATACTCTTGTGGGATCATCATCTCTAGACCATCTGTATTCTGCATGAGCGGGATAGCACCTGGGATACCCTCTGCTAGCATCTCATAGAGCATAGTAAGAGAAAGCTGACCATTAATAGTAACACGCATGGTAAGCTCTGGATCATATAGGAAGCTGTCCTCCTCATTACTAAGCCCATATGTTGCATTGAGGATAATCTTATATACATAATTCTTAGGGTCTTTTTTAGGTATCTTACGTCTCTCATCAAAGAACCACTCATACTGTTCACAGAAAGCTTCTTTAGGTATGTGAGCTGGAGCCCAACCATTCCTGATTATGAGGTTAGGATAGAATGATGTAACATCTGATGTCATAATTATCATACCATCTTTAGCTTCATAGATGCCTGCTTTACGTGCACCATGAAGACCACCTAATGCATAATCAGTATGTACACCACGATACTTAACTGTGTGCTTGAATGCACCTTTAGTATTGTCAGGATAGACTATGAGACGTTTGAAGGCCTCATGAAGCTGTTGGAACTCAGGACGCTTGAAGGATATGTATGATAGTAAGATATCCCTGACGACTATGCGTTCACGTATGGTACGCATCTGTCTGAGCTCATACTTCTTGATACCTGTCTTCTTACTGAGGAACATAAGGAATAGCTCCTTACTGATCTTTGTTTCTGATGCACTATAGAGATCTAGCTTGTACTCCTCTGATAGCGTCTTACGCAGACGTATCAGCTCTGTACTCCTATTCATTATCTCTTTAGTACTCTTTACGTCATTGATACAGTACATTACCACCATGTCCTGCTCTTCCTGAGTTGTGATACTATGGGTATGGTGCAGGGGCATATCTACTATGTTCTCCCAATCCATCCCATACTGGATCCACTTCAGACTGCTTAACTTGGCCTTATTATCCCAATGGTTTAACCTGAATACATCTATCTGCTTTATCAATAAATCTTTTGGACTATACTCTAGAAACTCACCTGCTTCTTTCCTACCTATTGCATCTTGTGCCTGAGTATATAATAGATCAGCTATCTCACCTCCCTTCATATATGCTAAGTCCCTTGCATTAAGTAAGATAAACTGTGTTATCTGACTATCGAAGTTCAAACCATTATAGCTTATGTGCCACTGGTCATACTTAAGGTTATCTCTAAGAAACTGTAGTAATGATACTATGTCATTTCTTAAATTACTTATTACGAATACTCTTGTATCGTCCTTCTTATAATCTTCATATACAGCTACGAAACAGTCAATCATGGTCTCGTAGTCCATCACCCAATGTGTCTTCATACACTTGTTCAGTTAAGCTGTCCCCCCTATTTAGTTGGCAAAAAAAGGAGGGCTGCTTACCCTCCTTAAATTATTTATGTAATCTATTGATTACTTTATCTCTGCACCTGTAGCATCAACTAAAGCTGGTGTCTCTGGTACAAGGATGTCTGGATTATCTTTCTTACGTGCAATCTCAATATACTGCATGTAATCGTAACTATCTTCATTGATTGTAAAAGCTTTGATGAAATCAATGATCTCTTTCTCCTCAATGATGTAGTACTCATGGAATGTTTCAAGCGTTCTACGCTCTTCTTTGTAAGGTCTACCATTTTCACGCTTACCTAACTTCATGTACATAACGTCACCATTATCATCTAGTTTAGGTACGTTATGAAACACTTGCTTTTTAATCTTACTGATTACTGCAAGCAATCCTGTGTTTATATCGTACAATGCCTCTGTGTAAGGGCAATCCTCAGTAGCTGGAACGAGCTTAAAACTTTTTGCCTCATTCCAATAGTTACTGGTTAAAATCATGTTTTTTCCTATGTTCATATTTTACTGTTTTGACAAATGTAATGAATTATCTTCTATTCTAACTTCAATTGGCTTAGATATTAACGTCTCCTGATTAAGATCTGGTGGACTGCATAACTGCCCAACATTTACTAATAATTCCACATCGCAATTTAATAGATCTGCATACGTATAATAATGTCTCTCAGGATAGAGATAACTATCTATATACGCTGCATGATGTGGATTTGATGCAAAGAAATTAATTATCTTAAATTTGAACTCACTGCTTAGTTCAGAATACTGACCTAATGCTACTAGTCTGAAGTCATGACTGTACTCAGACATATCAAATACATAGGCCACCATATTATCTGGCAGTAGAAAATAATCGTAGAATAGTTGGTTTGATAACAGGAACCTTTCTTCAAATGATTTGAATTCAGGATCCTTCCTATTGTGGTAGACACATATGAGCTTATAATCTCCAAGCTCATACATGTCTTGCCATGACAAATAGGTTTGTACTGGAACAATGCTGCTTCCCTGCCTTACCTTTAGTAAGGGATAGAGAAACATCATGCTCTTTTGAAAGTATTTATCATATACATTCTTAACGTCCATTGTTAAAGTGTTAAAGTAAAACTTCCCCGCTTATGAACTTATAAGGTAAACTATAGTCTCTGTTTTCATAGTGCCACTTAGCTTCTTGTAACTGAGCGTCTAATCTTTCCATCCACTTATCCATAGTAACATTAGTTACTTTGAATGGATACGTCTGATTATACTTATCAATTACAATGAAGTTGAACACTATTGTCCATGAATCATCTATTACATCCTTAAGAAATATCTTTGCGAGCTTAACATACATGGCGGCCTGCATCCAATAGTTCCAATAATCTACTGACTCAGAGAATTCATTGAGCGATTTATTACTCGTTTTTAAGTCATTTATTGTAACAAGCTTACGCTTAACATCAACCACCATGTTGTCAATGATGCCCTTGATACCAAATGAAAAACCTTCTAGTGGTCCATCTATAGCTAACTCGTTATAAATTCCAATAGTTGTTCCATCATGTACTTCATCAAGTGCAAGCAATTGACGGATCTTTGAATTGCTCTTTAGAATATCAGCTGCTTGAGTGCACTTGTCGAGTGTGGTTTGATCAATGATATCTTTTGTTCCTTTTACTTTAAGAAACTCAAAGTACTCTCTTGCTTCAGTAGTAAGTACCTTCTCCAGGCGCTTCTCATCTGCAGTCTTCTGAATACCATCTTTGTCAGGTTTCTTATCATCAACAAACTTCTGATATAAATTAACTTGTTTTAACGTAATTAGTACTACGTCTGCGTAATCATCTAGAGTCTTATCTTCGCTCCTATCGATTACTTCATATACAATATCTACTACTGTCTTCACGCTATCAGTTGGTAGATTACCTGATGCTAATATGAACTTGTCAGAGAACAGTGCACTATCCAACATTAGGTAGTGAATTAACTTACCTTCTATTAGATGTGCATCTGTCTTAACTTCTTTCATACCTAACACATACTCTGTATAGAATAGTCCAGGTGCATACAATAATCTATTCAGACTGCTATAGCTGAAGTTAAAGGGAGAGCTGTAGAAATCACTCTCCCTAATTAATTTTTCATTCGTGTCCATCATATTCTAAATCATCATTTGGTACCAACAATGAATTACAGTATTTACCTACGTACTGATTGTTTTGATCTGCATAATAGGCTAATAACTTTTGCATTGATTCTTCTGTTAGCTGACCGTATTCTTTTAGCATGCCTGCAATTTCATCAACATTACTATTAGTAATACGTGAACTCATGTACTTTAGATTGATACCATAGAATGCTAACAATGACACGAAGTTCTTGTGACCTGATTCTCTTTGGTTGTTTATTCTATATGCGTTGGTAACAATGAGTAGGTAATTGTTTAAGATGCTTTCCTCGTAGTTAGAATTAGCCATGATTTCCATTGCAAGTATGATATTATCTTCTTGCTGGCTATCGAACATACGCTGGAGCTCCACACGTTTTTCGTCAGTAATAATAATTGCGTCTTGATTTACTAAGTAACTGATGTCGTCTTGATGTCTTAGCTTGGAGTAGAGACTTGGATGTGGCAAAGATATAAAATTCTTTTCAATATATCCATAATGCCACCAAACATATCTTCCAGTTTGATCATGAATAAATTTTGCCTGCTTATCTGCATCATCTTCAGATATGATTATCTCTAATCCTTTTGCTTCATTTAATTCCCGTACAAATTCAGGATCATGAATGTTAGTACTTGGATCTAAAACTTCTTGCCATAATCGCATCTTCTCATCTGGTCTCTGAATACAATATCTTGTATACAGCACTTGCTGTGTGCTAAGGCTCTTCATAGATCTAGACTTCTCTCCGTCATTAATAATGATGTAATCAGCCTTATCTATTGTCTTTGTAGATGATATACCTACCTTTTCTGAAAATGCTTTTAACTTAAATCGTGTAATACCTACATTAGGTAGATAAAACAAAACAGTCCCTGGGTTTACTTCCAGGGACCGTGTCTTTGCATAAGCTACTGCATCTTCATGACTTACATTATACACTCTTTCTATTCGTAATCCACCACGTCTTGATGGATCATGAATTACTCTTGCTCTTTGCTTTAACATAATTACTTTGTAATAAGATCATTAACTGTTGGCGTAAGTACAAGCTTCTGAAACTTAGCCTTGTTACCTGCTACAAATTTCTTAGCAATGATATACTTCAGATCATAGTTGAACAGGTCTTCTTCTTCTATAAGCCCTACTATACGATCAAGAATCTTCTGATCAATTGGATTCTTCTCTGCATAAAATAACCCATAGTTAGTAAGTCTGCTGGTCATTAGACTGGCAATATCTGCACGGTATCCACTGGTATCATACATAATATCACGTAACTCATTTATAATAGCACCAGTTGTACTTTCTAACAACATCTTCTTAGGAGTGATTAACTTATCTAATTTATTTGCAATGAACTGTGTAAACAGACTTGCTACCTCCTGACCTACTGAACCTTCACCTATCTGCTGAATTAATCCCAGCTTATCTTCAAACTTAGGAATAGAACTGATAGCATTGAAGAACGTAGTGATACTTCTTGGATTAACTCGCTCATTGATTACCTCTGGGTGCATCAATAAAAAGTTGATACATCTGGAGTCAATGTGATTAGCCTCAGCCCACTCTGCCCATCTGTCTACATCAAACTTATATTCAACACTAACAAATCTGGTTCTTTGCGCAACGTCAATAGTATTTACCATGTAGCTACCATTGTCTGGGTTAGCAGTCAATAAGATATGCCAATCCTTTGGAAGCTTCCATGAGATATACTCCTGACGATCTACTAGCTCCATCACTGCCTGAATGAATCTAATATCAGCTCTGTTCCAGTCATCTAGTAGTAAGATACCTCCACCTACTTTGTCTGCTATCCATTCTGGTGGACAGTATGACATTCTCTTCTGGCCTGTAAACTTATATCCCTGACGTGTGTATTCTTCTACAGCATGCTCATCTACCCATTGCTGAACTTTGAGACCTGACTCTGCTTCCTTAACTAACTTAAATTGTCTGATAGGGAAACCTACTAAGTCACCTAGCTCCTCGATCTGTGCTAAGTTTAGCTTGACAAAATTCAGTTTCTCTTCATTAGCTAATTGAATTACACTACTTGTCTTACCTAAACCTGACTCACCAATTATCTCTACTGCAACAGGATTTTTTCCATCTGCTTGAATAACACGATTGTTTTCAATCATGTGCTTCAAGAAATCTTTCAATTCATTACTGTCTAATCTTACACTATTTGTTTTCATCTTTCTCGTCGTTTAATTTCATTGCTTGTTCTAATCTTGCTGGTATTACAATCCCAGCATTACATATGTCACAGCATCTTTGCTCTGGCCATTCTGTTGGAATAGGTGCAGGATTATGCCCATACTCATCTTTTATTTCTTGCTTACAAATACAACAAATCATACTTCTAATTTAATTACTGCTCCAGGGAGCTCGTCGTTATCATTACTCTCGCTACTTAGTACCCACAGGATATTACCCTTAGCATTAATTGGCGCAGGTGCCTCACCATCTGTAAAATAAATCAGACAACTGATATTATTCATATGCTCGTTATAATAATCAATAACAGGTTGGAAGCTTGTGCCTCCTCTACCATGGATCTTATAATCTTCACCTGGCTTATAACTACCTATATGGGCAATGGCTGTGTCACACTGTACAATAGTTACATCACTACCTGTCTTATGTAGATGATGAATTTCACATAGAAATTCTTCTAGCTCATCTTTTCTTACAGATCCTGATGTATCTATACCTACTAGTATGTGTTTCTTTTGTTTGATCTTCAGGCCTGGATTATCCTCGTACCTCTTGCTAAGCTTACGTCTACTCTTCTTAGTATAGACCTTAACAGATTTACCAGTAAATCTCCTGATATAACTCTTCCAATCAAACTTAGGCTCAGGTATATTTAACAATGCTTCGAGTATATCTTTGAACTCACCTGGTATTGTACCACGAGACTTCTCTACTTGTTCAGCTATTTGTTTTAATATACCACCCATTTGGTCCTTCATTACACGTTGTGTACCTTCATCAAGACCATCAATTTCTTCCCAGTCATGATTACTCAACGTTACTTGTGTCCCGTCAGGTAATGTGACCTTTGTCTCTCCTTTCTCAATAGCATCCATGAGTGCTTTCATTGTCTCATCCTTGAGCTTCATGAGCTTATCATAATAATATTTGGTACCCATCTTAGGTTTCAACTTAAGTTCTGGGAATGTATCTAATCCCATCGCACCTTCTGGTAACCAGCTTGGATCAATATATTGATTGATCTCAATGTCCATTGCTATATTAGCTACTCTATGTTCTACCAGATGTTTGTAATCTGTTAGATGAAAGAATGCCATATGCATTAACTCATGTTTTAATAAACCTTTACGTCTATCTGCAGATAATTCCTGCCAAAATGTAGGAGATATCTTCAGGTTGAAATTAATACCTGATGTACCTACACATGCAGTACCTACCTTATCATCGAATAACTTATTCAATGTTACCAGTAGTAGTCCATAGAAGGGTTCGCTGAACATGAGCTCCTTAGTTGTCTTAGCTAAGCTCTCTTCGTTTATATTCATTTTGTCTTATAAAATTTACCTAATATGTTAGAGTTAAGATATAATGGATTGTCAAGCACATCATTGCAGAATAGATGCTTAGCCTCCTGATAGGTGAGCTCTGTCGCACTGAAGCATATCATGAGTATCTCGCGTTTGATTTTTATGTTAGCTTTACTTGCTGCTTTCATTACATCATTACTACTATAATACTTATGATAATCCAACTTAGATACTTGCTTGTATTTCTTCAAGCGTTTATCCTGCAGTGCCAGAGTAGCACGCTTCCCTAGCTTTACCTTACGATTAGCATAGAAGTTCTTCTTACCTATATACATAACAGCTCTGTCATTTATAATCGCTGTCATCTGGTAGATAAACCCTACTGCTCCTTCAGGTATCATCTCATCGGTGAACTCAACACCATTATATAACCAACTCATACTCCTTTACTTAACATGTGATACAAAACTACCTGTACACTACTAATACCATAGTCGCGTACAGAATCTGATAGATCCTTTGACATCTGTAGATGAAGATACGGAATTCCATACATCTCTTTGTACTTATGCATTGCTTTTATACCAGCAACATCATCGTCAAATAGAGTATATACCTTCTTATATCTTTTCATTAAATCATGCATGTATTCTTTAGGGATCATGGAGTTCTCACTGTCTGGCGCAATAGCGTCAATACCTTTAAACTTCATGGCCTTAAAAGATAATACATCTTTAAGTGAGCTACAGATTATCAGGCAGTTAGACCCTGTCAGTTGATCTGATGCTTGAATATAATCTTTTACTTTGATAAACTTCTTGCTTGTTTGTCCTGGTTGATATATCTTACAGAGATTACCTTCATTGTCATAATACCCGTAGATACCATGTCTCTCAATAGTAATGACTTCTTCTGCATCATTTATAACGCGCGTCATTGTATATCTCTGTAATGGTTTTATGTTATGTGCATCTAGTAGTTTAGAGTTGATCCCAAATTGTACCCAGAAGTTAGCATCTGCAGTATTCCATGGACGTGTAGTTGCTGATGTTACTTTATATCTAGGTTTAGATACAATACCTTCATCACCAAGTGATATCGACTCAATATGTCCATCTTCAAGATAAGTTGTATAATCATTAATGATCTTGTGTATAGCCTGACCATATGTAATACTGTACATCTCAGATACTAATGCTGGACCATTACCTGACTTACCACTTGAAAAATCTTTGAACTTATACTGTTTGTCTTCATTACTGTAATATATACACATAGACGGTGTACGTTCCTGTTTGAATATTGAGCGCATCTTTATACCCTGGCCTGTAAGCTTTTCTGTAAGATTTAGATAGTGCTCAAATACCCATGTACTTGGTACATCCTCAATAAAAAATATTACTTTCTTTGATTTCAGCATAACATAAAATAAATAAGGGGGACTGTTACATCCCCCTGTATTTAATTAGATATCAAATCCTGTATCTATGTCGAATGGCATATCATCGACGTTGATGTCAGGCATTTCTTGTACCTCTGATGGTGCCTCAAAGTTCTCAACTACAGGAACTTCTACTTTCTTAAAGTGTTTAGCTTCATCATACTGTACAATTTTCTTAGGACTGATCAAAGATTTGTAAGCATTGATATATTTGTTACCATCTTTCTCATACTTCACAAAGTGCAAACCAGTTCTTAGTTTACCATCTTTTTTGTCAATGTATTGCTCACCACCAATACATACCTCAAGATATTTATCTTTAAACGGCATGTCAGTGTTGAATGCTTCAATCCATTCTTGAATTGTTTCATGCTTACCCTGTGCTGCTTTAAACCACTCAACACAATCTAGTTCAATACACAGACGAAGTAGATCTTCTAGCATTGCTACATCACGTTCTACTTCTTTACCTTTACGTGCATCATACTTTGTACGATATGCAAATGTGCTATACTTCACATTACCTACAAGGCCTTCATGTTTTGGTCCTTCAGGATCTTCAGAGTTGATTGGGTAACCTTCAAAGTCAGGTGTTGGTTTTGCTGTTTCCATTTTCATTACTAAGAATAACCCATTGTCTGGACGCCAATGCTCATCCCATAGTAAGAATTCATTAATCTTTGCTTTGTAGTTACCTGGTACAATACCTTTGTATCCTCCACCCTTGCCTGCTTCTCCAGAGCCAGGGATTTTGATGTCAATACTTAAACCCATTGTTTAAACTGTTAATTAATCAATATATACTTTATTCCAGTGAGCAATGAACTCACCATCTACTAACTCAGAGACAACAATGTCCTGATTTCTTAAATGAACTGGTCTTGCACCACAAGCTACATCATCCTTAGTTTTAAATGTCAGGATGTTTTGATTGCCTTTGCGATACAGATATCCAATGGCATCTGATTGCGATGATACAATTCTCTTAATCTTACCTGTCAAATCAAGATCCATGGAGTTAACTTCTGCTCCTGCTTTCTCGATCATTGCATCTTTAACGTGACCCAAAAGAATAATTCTTGGAGCTAGCGTCTTGATATACTCTATCGTTTTTACAATTGCATCTCTTAAATAACCATAGCCTTGACCATTAGGTAAGTTAAGAACAGTACCATACTTAAACTTTGCAGATTCTGGATCCCATGTACCATCAGCTTTCTTCTTAAGCCATGTTGCTTTACCCATAGGCGTGTTCATGTAAAGCTTCTCTGCTTCTTTAACACACATGGCTTCTAATGCAGTGATTGTATCTACTGCAATATAATCATATGGTTTACCAGCATCAATGATTGCTTTACCTATATCACGTATCTCATCTACTGAGTTTGCTTTTAGTTTCAAAGCATCTACATAATCTGAACCTGATTCTAGATCTAAGATCAAACAGTTAGGTATCTCAGCAATTAAGCTTGTCTTACCTACCTTTGGCTTAGAGAATATAATCAGATTCTTTGGACTCTTTGTTTCAGCAGATACCTTTGCTGTAGGAAGTACTATACTCATCTTGTAACGATTTCATTCAACCACTTCTTTCTGCTTACAGGCTTCTTCAATAAGATAGCTGCCAGGTCTCTGATAGTCATCTGCTCAATGAGTGGATCCTCATTAGGATTAGGGATTGCCTCATCAATATCAAATGCTACAGATGCAGGAGCGGCCTTATTGAAATATGCATCATCAATAAGTTCTAACTCCTCTACTGGTACGATAAATCTAACGTTACCTGTATCAGGATGTGGATCAGATTTCTTATACTCTGTAGCAAAGTATGGATTGTAGGTCCACTTCCATAATCTGTTCTGTGGATCCTCTGAATCATATCCTTTGCTTACAAAGTGGGTATAGATATCCTTACCTTTTGCAAAATCTTGCTCGAAGAATGACACAACCTGTTCTGCTTCACCCATAGGAATATAACATATCCTTGGTATGAACAGTGGATTTGTCAACCCAAGCTTCTTAAACTTCTCCTCGTGGAGCTTCTTAAGATCTTCGATCTTTTCTTTTGTTGTTTTTTCTGTTACCATTTTCTACATTTTACTTTACTTACTTTTTTTAACTGTACTCATTGTATGACGAGGTGGGGTCTCCATCTCTTCAATCTCCATTGTCTTATACTTTGCTCTGAAAAAACTCATTCTGGTATCTCCGTTTCTACACTTTATGAAATGAAACACTAACACTGAATCATCTTCAATGATATATCGATCTGGTCCATAGTACTTGATAAACTTCTTAGCTGGTCTATTAATACCTATTACTAGGTCTGCATGCTGTAGTAATGCATCAGCTCCAAATAAATCTGTCTCAAGTATGTAGTTACCATACTTGCCATCTTCATTGCGCTCATGAGATTCTACTTGTCTACCCAGCTGACTTAAGATTATGAATATGATTGGGTACTTTCGTTTAAGCTTTGTGCAGGTCTCTCCTAATAGATAGAGCAGCTCATGCTTGTTTACACCTTTGATTAAGATAGAGTGGTCAAGAGTAATAACTGTATTACAATATATCTTAACTCCATCTTCTACTACTGAGTTGCTCTCTAGATATTTTATCACTGTGGACTCGAACTCTTCTATGCTAGGTGGCATCTCTACCTCGTCTACTGGTAGTTTAGATGCTTCTATAGCATACTCTTTACACTTCTCGAAGTCAGTCATTGTTAATGGACCTTCATCTTTCTTACCTGCATTAGATAAGTAACGATAAGATTTCTTTGCTACACTGGCGAACTCTCTTAATCTGGACTTCTCTGATACCATTTCAAGCGTGAACTCAAGGACCTTAATGTTCTGTCCTTTGTTCAACTTAAAACCTTCACGTATGATTTGATCTTTGATAAGTGTCTTGCCTGTGCCTGGTCTTCCTCCTATGATAACCATAGAGTTCCATTCTATACCATCTACACCTGCTTCATTGACTTTATCCCATGGAGTTCTGTACGTTTTAATTGTACCCTCCATTCTTCCTTTCATGTATTTTAGAGCGGAGATAAACCCCTCTCTCCTTGACTTCCAAGGTAGTGCTGCTTCTTTCGACATGTCATTTTGGTTATGAGGTAAAGATAAGAAATATCTACAAATTATACAACTTTAATTGAATAATGAGTATCATTTTCTTCATCATCTGATAGCACTATCTCACAGTAATTAGCTAAGTCTGATGACCACGTCTTATCCTGATCCTGCTTACGTATAAAGTACTGCGATGTCCTCATATATTTGAATCCTTGTAACTCAAATTCATATACATATCTTTCTGTTGCTAGCATTATTGTCTCCCAATCGTAGTCAAAGTTATCAAAGAACCATTTGAATGCATTCTTTAAGTTACTAAGATTAGTGCGCGCATACTTACCAGTTGGTAACTTACCAGTTGGAAACATCTCATTATATGTTTTGATATTCTCCTCGTAGTTATCACCTAGCTTTTTAGCTGCAGCATTCTTAGCTTCATGTACAAACAATCCTTCTATCTGTTTGATTAGCTTCTTTGCTTTCTCAGTTATGATTAACTTATCGTCCTTAGTTACAATAACGTACTCATTGTAAACTAATGCCTGCAGTTCAAGTGCTATGTTTATCTTCTTTGTCTGGATGTTATCATTCATACATGCCAGTAGATAATACTGATTAGGACTTAAATCCTTACTTGAAATGATATCGAATAACTCTTTATGTTTCAGCATGTTACTAATGTATTCGTATGTAATAGTACTGGGGCAATGTTCTAGTATTATGATGCATCTCGAAGTCTTTACTTGACATAATCCATCCTACTTCTTCTGCTACATTTATAAAATCTTGAATAGGTACGCTGTTAGGATTGAAACCTTTCTCCTTGCAGTACTCCTGAAACTTATGATCATTCTCGATCAAATAAATCTTCATGTCTTTGTTTACCATTTTATGTCATAATTATATTGTTGTTTAACTGTTTCTGTGGTACGTTTGAATACACCATTGCTATACCACAAGCCTCCCTCGTTATAGACGGCTGAAGCTGGATGACTACATGTAAAAATAAAGTTGTTATCTTCAGAGATATAACTGCGCCATGACTGCGCAATTTTACCCATAAAGATATATGCTAATCCTGTCTCCTGATTTAGCATATCAAACAAGTACTTCATAAATGGTGCCCATAGTTTAGTATGTGATCCAGGTGTACCTATTGTCGTAGTTAGTGCAGTATTTAGCATTAAGATACCTTGATTAGCCCAATCCTTAAGATCATACGTATGAAAGTGCTCTATACCTTCTGCATCTAGGGCCTTATAGATCTGACGTAAGCTTGGTTGAACTTGACTTGGATGTTGTGATTTACTGCAACTAAATGCAATACCATCTGCTACTCCTTCTTTGGGATAGGGATCCTGCCCTACAATAACTACCTTAAGTTTATCGTAAGGACATTCTTCAAATGCTCTAAATAAATGCTTGATTGTTGGTGTGAACTTCTTGTTAGCTAATGACTCTTGCATCAACGTTTTAAGTATCTCATAGAAGTCATCACTGAGAATAAACATTTTTAATTTATCAGCCCATCCTGATGGCTTAAGTTGCTCGTACAATTTATATTGTACCTCTTTTAATTTTTGTTCCATAAATATTGTACATTTGTTAAAATCATTTGCTATGTCAACTACTAAATCTGAAGTAGAAGTATTTCCACTAGATGCTACAGTTACTGTAGAAATATCTGGTGCGTTCTATGCTCGCTTAACTCAATTGCTTCTTGATCATGCTATGACTAAGGATGCCAAAGGTATATCTGCGGCATATGATAACCTTAAATCAAATGAACCACAAGATGCGTATGAGTATCATCTTCTTACTTTGTCTATTCTCATTAGAGAAATAGAAGCGCAAGTTAAGAAAGAAAATAAGTTTGAGAAAATTGACGAGACTACTTTCCAAAAACTTGCCGAAGATTCAGATTTAAGTGATCCCCAATCTCAATCGCAGCCTGAATCGCAAGACTAAGTTCATCTATGCTACATACAGCAAATGATTTACAATGTCCTTCCCAACATAAGCCCGCTTTCTCCTTAACTATAGTTTGCATCTCTTCAAATGAATGACCTGATTCAGTTGCTAACTCCCTGATTGATACTTTTAGTTTTGATATTTGTGCATACGTTCCATTGTCTACGTGTGCATCAAAGAAAACATCTACAGACTGACCCTCTTCTAACGCATCAATAAATATCTTATACAGTGATGCATCACTAGCATCTGCATGTATAAGCTTACCATCTTGTTTGGTCAGTTTAATATTTAATACTCCTTTCTTTTGTGTCATATTGCTTCTTCTAAATATATTTCTTCAGCTTCAACTACTGAATCTTCTAGCGGCAGAAACCTAGATGCTTTGAAGTATTCATACGGAAAAAAAGAATCAATCTCAGCAAGCCTATAGCCTACTAGAGATTGTAATTGCATGTGTGCCACTTCAACAACTGTGTAAACCCGACCTTCTACCACTCTTCTATGTAGTGGTAGTTGGTCAGGTTGTCCAGCATCATTGACACATATTACTTTAAATGGTGTCATATTCGTTTTCGTTTTGCTCTTTTAGGTAACTCTTCAAGCTTAATCTTTGCAAATCTATTTACTTCAGCACACTCTTCGCAATCTTGTTGCTTCTTATTGCCACTGAAATAAGCTCCGCATGATATACATAGCTTTGAATAATACCCCACTGAAAAGGTTGACGGTAACAGCTCATATATAACTGCTCGTCCTGCATTGATGATTTTACTTTTGATTAGAGACCTCCACTGATTAAATTTAATTCTATGTAGTTTATCTCCTTCTTTTGATTTGACATACATATAGGCTAGATACATATCATCTGACATTGCACATGCAATAGTATCACCAATCACATAATACTGTCCTTGAAGAGTCATGTGATCTACTTTAACAATATCAACAACCTTACCACCTACACATAACAGGACTTCCATTCCTGCCCATATATCTCCATCTTTTATAGGTACTGTAATAACTGTACCAACCTCTTCCATTACTCAATTATTTTTGTTACTAATCCTACGTTTTCAAACAAGTATGCAATCTCTTCTATGTCGTAAAAATCTCCATGTTTAACGGTATACTGACCTTTAGAATTTATGATCATCGCACACTGTTCAGCTTGCTCAGGTGTATGCTCACAGAACTTTATTATACAAGCTACGACATACGTCATATCGTAATCATTACTTCTGTATAATATTAGTTCAGCCATACAATTTTCTCCTGATCAAAATGTTCAATTGCGCTTTTGACCCATGCTTCATCAACAGTATCTCTATAACATAGGATATGTACTCCTGCTGTATCATCAGGATTAAGACGAAGCAATCGTCCCAACTTCTGCGATGCCTTTCTATTGTTAGAATAAGCATGCATAATTATACCTGACTTAAGATTAGGAATGTTAACACCCTCGCTAAGCTGCTCAACTGCAGATAACAACTCTATCTCTCCTGATTTAAACTTCTCTAAGTTTTCAGCAGATTTAGGATTATTGCTATGGTAACTATGTGGCGCCAATCTATCAGCTTGATCTTGCGTATTTGCAAATAAAAGAGTTTTTGTCTTACGTCGCGCAAGAAGTTGTTCAACATATCTTTCTTTGCTAGGATACCCCATCAATGCTTTCATACGTAGAATCCTTAGCATCTGTATGTTTTTACCTTTTCCTGCGCCTTCTAATTGGTTTGTCCAATAGTCATAATTTTGTTGCTCTGATACAAACCATGTAGAACCGTTCTTACCTTTGATAGGTACAACTTTCTTATCACTGAGATCTATCATGTGAACATAGATCCTGTAATCATTTAGTATCTTATCGTCAATAGCTTCATCTGTCTTATATTCATACACCTTTGGACAGAACTTGTTACACATCTCACCCTTCTCTCCTGATCTATATCTAGGATATGTACCAGTAAGACCTATGATTGTTGCTCCTTGTAACTGCGCAGCTGTAAGATAGAATTCATGATTATATTTTAAACTGTGACACTCATCAAGATATATGACTTCATAATTATATCCTTGTTTCTCTAACGATAGATATGTTGTGAAGTCAATAAGATCTAAGAGGTGTGACATCTTATGCTTCTTAGCATCTGCTTTCCAACTGTCAAATATTGATACTTTAGGTGCTACTACCAAGAATCTTTTTGATTTATCCATGAACTTGCTGACCTCGCTCATATGTTTTAAACCTAAGAGTGTCTTACCAACACCCATGGATATCTCAACTCCTGCATTATGTAGTGGTAGTATCGCCTTCAACGCTTCCTTTTGAATCTTTGTTTTTGTGCTACTCATAATACTTCACTAAACTTAATTAATATACTGGCTTTTACTGCTTTGTATTTGTCATATGACTTACGGTAATTTGTCTTAAAAGAAGATTCGAGACTTTTCTTTGCTGCTATAATGGTACTGTGATTCATACCTAAGAATCTACCAATCTCTGTATAAGCATATCCAAATTCTAAAGCAATGTAACAAAAGATATGTCGCATCGCAAGAACTTCATGTATTCTTGTTTTGGTTTTAATACCTTCAGTTACATCAACTTTACCATAGCTACAGTCAACAATTTTAGAAGGGTAAAGATCAAAGAATATCCTGTTGGTTTCTTCTAAGATATCCTCTAGTGAAACAGGTGGTAGATCTATATACTTTGAATTTCTAATGTATATCATTAATCCAAATCCATATTTCTTCTCAAACTTCTTTTTGAATTCTTCGATTTCTGATTGTGCTTCTAACCAGACTCTTGAGACTTGTGCCATTTCTTTACAAGATTCATTAATATAATAAGCTCTACCATATCTATAACTTCTACATCATCTACATTATCTAGATATACTTTCCAAATATTATCTGTAGCTTCATCGTTTGCACAAGATATTAATGTCCATCCATTGTCAAACCTATAGGTGTAGTAATAATAATCTGTGGTATCACCGCTTTCTATTTTAGGAACATCAACTCTTGTGAATCCTTCCTTTATTAATTCTTCCTCTAACATTTTCTTTTTGATTTTGGAGAGCAACCTAAATAAATTGTTGTTTTAAATCTTTGCTGAATGGTCTTATCTTTAATCTTATACACCTTCATTGTATCTGTGATTATGGAATCCATAAGCTCCTCATCAATCTCATGATCCATGAAGGGTATTTCTTTTTGACCATGATCATTTACTGTTGCTTCTTCCATTAGCTTATCAAAGTTAGCAGGTGGATTTGCATTTGCAAACAACTGCCTGTAGCAATGTAGTATTGCATTAGAATAATCCTTCATAAAAACATTTTGTTGTTAATTATTAAAGAAGTATCTGTAGCAAATGCTTTTATACTCTACTTCTATTTTACCTTTAGGGTATGTATATTCCATTCTAATAATGCATTCCTTACCTCTATTGTCATGAGCTTTCCATACTCCCATTCTATTTGTTACCTGAACTGTTTCATAAGTTGTATAGACAGATTCATCTCTGTCATTTGTTGTAATAACAGCATTATCTAATGTAAATACAACTTGACATGGTACTAATTGTTTCCATTTCCAATCTTTTGACTGGTTACGCTTTACTCCTATCTGTGCTTCTACAGATTGTATTGTCTCTTGTGCACCTGCCATATAACCTATGGTTAGCAGCACTAATAGTAATAACTTCTTCATCATGCCCACATTAAAAATCCAATTGTAATACCTGCAAGGATACCTATAAAGGATCCATACATAAAGTTGTCCCACCATTCTCTTTTATTCTTCATGGTCATACAGTTTTTGTACAGCCTTACGAGCCATATATTTTGAACACTTAAACTTATCTCTTAGATAGAACCTGATGAATCCTTTTGGCATCAGCTTCCAATCTTTGTTGGTTGCTTTCACATGATCAACCATCATCTCTATCTTTAGACTCATCTTTCTTAGGTTTTAAATATCTAAAAAAGGTAATGCTTTTGTGACCCAGTCTTCTATCTTTTTATCTCCAGTAAACATTGCTACTATACCAAGAAATAAAAGACTTAAAACTATCAAACACATTAGGATTAATAATCCTAAAGCTAAATAACCTAAGAATTCACCTATGCTTTTTGTTTGAATTAACCCAAAGGCTCCTACACCTAGTCCATAAATAATACCTAGATTACAAACAAACCAGGTTAAATAACCTATTCCTCCTAATAATTTTCTCATTCTTTCTTTTGTTTTAAATATTTCTTCTCAAACTTATCCCATCCTTCATCCATCATGCATATCATAAGATCCATATAGATCTCTTCTGCATGGTCATCACACATACCTATACCTTTGATATCTAAATCTGGGCTATA